CCGGCCGCGTCACCAGCCTTGAGACCACAGCAGCCGCACTCGGCACGATGTCGGTTCAGAATGCCAACAATGTCGCCATCACCGGCGGCAGCATCGACGGCATCAGCTTCGACGGCGGCAGCTTCTAAGCTCCCCTCCCTCCCCACAGCGGTGGCGCGGTTGATCCCGCGCCATCGCTCCACGGGGCCCCTTTCTTAAAACTTAATCCTTAAAACTTAAAACTTCTCCATGGCCACGGTCATAAAACTCCTGCGAACCACGGTCCCAGGCCGAATCCCCACCGCCGCTCAAGTGGCTCAAGGCTCACTCGCCCTCAACCTCGCCGACCGGCGCTTGTATTCAAAGGACCACAACAACGAAGTTTTCAGAATAGCCCGCCCCCGCGACCCCAGCGACTACCAGCTCCTCCACGCCGCAGACGGCAACCACCTCTACCTCGGACGCCTCGCCTGGGACGACTACCCCGCCACAGGCCCCGCCGAGGACTCCACAGCCTGGACCATTTACCGAATCACCACCAACAGCGCCGGAGATGTCGTCTCGGAGCAATCGGCCACCGGCGCGTGGTCGAACAAGCAAAACCTGACCTTCGCATGATATCGCCACTTTACGGCCAACTCTCCCCGCTGCGCGTGCCGACCTCGATGCGCTTTATCTCCAATGATGCCGATGTCGTTGCCTATGTCGTAGCAGTTGAGGCCGCAGATGGAGATCGCTTAGAAGAGGGCGTTATTTCCGCCTACGACGCATTTATAACAGGTTGCAAGACCGACAGCATCTGGGGCGCGATCAAAGCCTCCTGCATTTTGGCCGGGGCACGCACGCTGTCCGGTGCGCTTGTCCCACTTGTTGGCACTGCTCCGACCAATTTCAATTTTGTCACTGCCGACTACAACAGGGAGACAGGGCTAAAAGGGAACGCCAGCACAAAACGACTTAACGCCAATCGACTTGATAATGTTGACCCGCAAAACTCAAAGCACATTTCAGTTTATCAAACGGAATCGGAAATTCGCAATTTAACCGGAAGCATCGCTAAAACGGCGATTTCTGCGCCGACTGCGGCAACATCCAGTGAATTATTGACTTTTAACAATGGACGCCGTTTCCGCTTAAACTCTGCCGCAGCCACCGCCACCGATATCGTCAGTTCGCTTTATTTCTGGGGCGCAAGCCGCAGCGGTGCATCGGCTCAAGTCATGCGGTTCAATGGAGCAAACACTTCTTCCCCCCTCACCTCATCAACACCATCCTCTGGAGCCATCGGCGTATTCAACCGAGGCGGCACATCAATAAGTTCTCCAAGCGATGCTCGCATTTCGTTTTATTCCATCGGCGAAAACATCGACCTCGCCGCCCTCGACACCCGCGTCAGCACCCTCATGACCGACCTCGCCGCCGCCATACCATGACCCTCGCCGACCTCATCCAACATCCCGTGAGCTACGAGTCAGCTAAAGACCTCGCTCTCGTCTTCTCGCCCGAACTCGCTGCTCAACTCGCCGCCGTCCAAGCCGAGTATGGCAACCCCCGCCATGTCGCCTCGCCAGTCGATCTCGTCGATGGCCGCAAAATGCTCTGCGCGGACCTCCTCACCGAAATCGGCCCCGGCGGGCTTTACTCTGGCGGTTTCGCCCACCTACCTGCCGAGCTTTTCCCGCTCGTCGAAGTCCTCCCGATGTTCCAAGTCCTGCCGCTCTTAATCCAACCCGAAGAAATCTAAACCCATTACCAACCATGATCGAACAAGTATCCACCTCCGTAAAATTCCTCGCTTTTTTTACCGCGAGCAAACAAGGCAAAACCGGTCTCACCGTCACCGTTGACATCTACAATCCAAGCGGCACGCAGATCGTTACCGGCGGCAGCGCCACCGCCATCGGCGGGGGGTTGTATAGCTATGTGCTTTCCACCAACAACAGCGCCGAGGGCGAATACGCCGCCATTTTCAAAACCTCGGACACAACCGTGGATTCGCAGCACATCCCATCGCTGTGGGTCCTCGGTCGCGCAGGAGTCGAAAACCTCGATGCCGCGACCAGCACGCGCTTGCCGTCCTCCAGCTACACAGCGCCAGCAAACAGCGACATCTCGGCCATTAAAAGCAAGACAGACAATCTCCCCAGCGATCCGGCAGACCAAAGCCTCGTCGAGGCAGCTATCGCCGGGGTTACAGCCCCTAGCGCTGCCACCGTGGCCAGCGCAGTTCGCACCGAGCTTTCGGTCGAGCTTGGCCGAGTTGATGTCGCCACCAGCTCGCGCCTCGCAGGAGCGTCATACACAGCCCCCACGGCAGCGCCAACGGCAGCGGCAAACGCCAGCGCAGTCCGCACGGAGCTGGCCACCGAACTCGCTCGCGTGGATGTCGCCACCAGCACACGCCTGGCAGGCAGCGCCTACACGGCACCAGCCAACAGCGACATCACGGCCATCAAGGCTAAGACGGACCTCCTCGAGACGACCCGTTTGGCGCAGTGCAGCACCGTCAGCACCACCGGTGCGCAGCTCGCAGCCGCACTCAGCTAACATGGACACGCAACAAGCCACAGCCTCTTTCACCGGCCTCCTGGCTACGGCGAGCGGCATCACGCTCTCCATGCTGCCGGAGCTGGAAGCGTGGCTGCGCGTGGCTTCGCTCGTCATCGGCTGCCTGGTCGGCCTGGCTTCGCTCTACGCAATCCTACGCAACAAAAAGCACCCCCAATGATCCCCTATGAATAGCATCCTCGCCCGCCTCAAAGAAAAATCCACCTACGCTGGCCTCGCCGCCCTCCTCAGCGCCTTTGGCCTCGTCATCGACCCCGCCTTGTTTGGCCATGCCAGCACGATCCTGATCTCCCTCGTTGGCCTCTACGAAATTGTCCGCCGGGAGAAGAAGTAATGATCCACCCCGCCCAGATCGTCACCGGCCTTCTCGCCACTGCCTTTGCCGTAGGAGCCCTCCTGCTCCTCGGTGGGTGCGCCAGCATGGGCTCGCCCCAAGTCTGTCTCAAGACCGACTACGGCACCTTCTGCTATCAGCTCCCCGAGCTTCCCAATCCGTCCTCCAGCAAATGACCTGTAAATTTTAATCCTCCCGATGCTCCCCCCGAGCCGCCCACAGCAAGCCAAGTCCAAGACGCAAGCCCTGCTCACCAAGGCCCGCGTCGCCGATGAAGTCGCGCTGGTGGGTATTCGAGGCTACTACCGCGACAGTATGGGCGAAGTCGGCGAGAACGACCGAGGCATCTACGACGACGCCATTTTCCTCGTCTCGCCAAATGCCTACGCAACATTCAACGCCAATACCGATCCCTCGATGCGCCGCAAAGGCATCGCTGTGCTGAAACCCGGCGTGCATCGCTACCGCAAAGGCAAGCACGGCCTCAGCAAGCCCGGCGGCGGCTACCCTGCCTTGCGCCCCGCGAACCCCGCCGAAGAACTCCCCGTGACTCGTGACGGCCAAGGCGACAGCATGGGCATCGCCATCAACATCCACAAAGGCGGCTTCCGCACGACCAGCAGCGAAGGCTGCCAGACCATTTACCCCAGCCAGTGGCCTGCATTTATTTCCCTCGTTTATTCCGAGATGGACCGCGCCGGTCAGAAGACGATTCCCTACCTACTCGTCGAGGAGGAAGCATGAGCGCCAAACGCAAGCCTGCCACCCGCAAAGCCGTGCTGGAGCGCATCCGTAAGGAACTTGTCGAGCAATTCGATGTCGGCCTCGCAGTGGTCTCTTGGGAGGAAGGCGGCGAAACATTTCACATGGATTTTAAATTTGGGAACGAATACGCGGTCGAGAAGCTCGCCGAGCGGACAAGCGACATATTGTTCCCGATAGAAGACGACGAAGAAGAAGAGGAGGAAGAAGTATGAAAACATCATGGAGTTCCATAGCCCGCGAGCAAGCGGACAAATCTCACAAGACCGAAGTGGACGCACTCAAAGCCAAGCTCGCTCAATACCAAGCCAGCGTCGAAAACCTGGAGAAACAACTCGGCATCGCGCTATCGCTTGGCAAGACACGCATCCGGCCGCAACCGCTCTCGGTCAACATGAACGACAAGGCCGAGGCTGTGGCCATCGCGCTGGCCAGCGATTGGCATGTGGAGGAGACGGTCGAAGCGGCATCGGTGAACGGCCTTAACGAATACCGGCTCCCCATCGCCAAGACCCGCATCGAGAAATTTTTCTCCACCATCGCCCGCAT